CCGGCGCGCGCACGTAGACGCTGAAGCAATATACGTAGTCGCCCGGCGCGGCCAGCGTCTGGGTAATGGTCTGCGGCCCGGCGCCGCCGTTGACTAGCCGCCACGCCAGCGCCCCGCCGGCGGGGTCCGCTTCGCCGCCGGCTAGAGAGAGCATGGGCCCGCGGGCCCAGACCGCATCGTCCAGTTGGCCGCTCCAGGCCAGCAGATTCCCCGCCGGGTCCAGAAAGGTGAACCCGTTCAGCGTTCCCTCCGCCGCGGAAAAGAAAGCTTCCAGCGCGGCGGCTTCGGAATCCGCCAGCTCCGCGTACCCAAGTTGCCACTCGGTGGTCACGGCGGCGGGGTCCGCGAGTCTGACAGTCCTCCCGTCCGCGGTTGAATTGATCACGGTCCGCGCGCGTCTCTGTTTTCGGATCGGGAATTGGCCCAGCGCTCCGGTTCCGAGTTGTGGATAGACCAGCATTGTCAGCTCCGGTTTTCGACCACCGTCAAGGCGGTCGCACTGCTCATATCGGCTACCGCCGCCACCCCCAGCGCATCGGCCTCCAGGCTGCAGTCCGGATAAGTCGAGCCATCGAACGGGTCGGTGAACGCGAAGCTGCCGAACGCGCCCTGGTTGGCCGTGAAGAACTCCTCCAGAACCGCCATTTCGCCCTCGTCCAGTTGGCTCAGGCGGATCTCCCATCGCCTCAGCGGGGCCTCGCTGTCCCTATAGCGCTGCTCCGTCCCGTCCACGAACCGCAGCGCCTGGTTTTGGTAGCGGATTCGCCGCGTCGCCGGGTACTGCGCCACGGCCCCTGTCTTCAAGCTAGGAAAAGTAGCCATGATCAGAGGTCCGTCACCACATCGTTGATGCTGTTCAGATTCAGCATTGCGTCCCGAACCGCCGCGGCGATGTCCGCGCTCCGGTCCAGGAACGACCGCGCATCCATCGCCTGCACGCTGACCGTGATTTGCGATGGGGAAGCGCCACTCCCAGGGCCGGCCTGGCCCCCGCCCGATCCCGAAGCGGCTGCGCCCGCCGGCGGGTTCCCCGCCCCGTCGTATGCGCGCGGCATGCCCGTTTGATCGTAGTCCGCGTTGCTCAGCCCCTGCCCGGTATCGGCCGCCTGGATATTGAGGGCCGACGGCATGGCGTACTTGGTCAGTGGCGCCGGGGCGGACGACCCGCCCCCGCCAAAGAGCCCCAACAACCCGCCGATCAGCGGCGCCAGGCCGAACCCGCTCTCGAGAATCAACATGCCCGCCGATGTCCCGCCGCTCGAACCGCTAGTGGAGCTATTGCTTGAGCCGCGGACCGTGCCGGGTTGAGCGCGCGGGTCCGTGTCGCCGATCTGCAATCCGCCGTAATCCGTGCCCACCCCGCCGGCCGAATCGGCCTGAGCCATCCCCATGGCATCGTCCAGATTGGACGCCAGAGCCGCGAAATCATCGAGTAGATCTTCTTGTGTGCTGGCCATCGTTCATCTCCGCCTCAAGCGCCTTTTCCAGAACCAGGAACGCCTCCACCCGGCGCGCATCCAACTCGGCGGCGCGTATTCCTCCCAGCCGCCGCCGGACAAGAAATTCCTCCACCAACGCCAGGCTCTCGCCCGTAACGTACGATGTCGGGCAGGTAGCGATCGCCACGCCCCCTCTCGCCCAAACCGGCGGCCCGGCGGATTCCTCCGCTCCTTCGATCCACCCGCAGCGCCGCCGTTTCTCCAGGCCGGCTTTCCGGCACGCGTCGCACTTCCAACCAGCCTGGTTGGAAAATTGGAAATGGAAGGCGACCGTCAGTTTTTTCTTTGCGCCTCGGTGAGCCCCGCCTCCGCTCGCACCGCCGCCAGCGCTTCTTGAAACAGGCTCTCCGGTCCCGCCTCCGCCAGCAGCTCCGGCGTGGCTTCGGCTCCGTCCACCTGGAGGCCCGCGATTCCGCGCAGCCCCCAGATCAGATACAGCCGGCCAACCTCCGCCTGCAGCAGCGTCGCCTCCATCCGGTCCCCGGCCCGCCCGCTCGATTCCAGAAATTCCACGCGCCGGGCCACTTCCCGCACCCGGCGCATGAGTTCCACCCGCCGGGCAAATGACATCCGCGCCACTTCGAACGTCACCCCCGGCGCCACCGCCGATTCGACGGTCTTTACGCTTTCGTAGATCATAGGTTTTGACATTCCGCCCGGCCATGCCGGCCGGCCCGCTAGTTTGTGGGGCAGGCGCTTCCGCCTGCCAACACCTTGTTCCGCCTTCTCCGTGTCTCTGCGTCTCTGCGTCAAAGTTGGAGCGCTTATGCCGCCTTACCCGAACGCCACGGCTATCTCGTTATCCAGCGTGCCCTGCGCGCGCGCCGGACGGAATTGCCACTGCAGCCGGTTGCCGCTGTCGTCGAACTCCGGCGCTACGGGGATCACGCTCTGCAGGTATACGCCTAGCAGTTGACCCTGTTGCTCGCCAAGCTGAAACATCACGCTGATCGGCGATTGCTGCCGCGCCGCCTGGTAGAGTCCTTGCGTCGCCGGATCGTCCATGCTGAAGAGCTCGAAAGCGGCCGTTACCGTGCGCTGGCCGGGCGATATGGCCCGCGGCAGGCTGCTCCCGAACTCCTTTTCCCGCGTATCCAGGTTGTTCTTGAGCGTGATCGTCCCGCTGGTGATCGTCAGGAACTGGGTGGGCGACGCCCCTAGCCACGCCTGGCCCATGTGCCCCGGCACGATCGAGTAATCGAAGGCCGCCAGGGCCGGCTCCGCGGGGAAGCTCTGCAAGGCCCCCATCTGACCGGAGGAGAAGCTGCTGCTGTCCAACACGTCCTGCGCCAGGCCGCGGAAGCGGAACTGGTGGAAATCGCCGTTGATCGAGATGTCCATCTGGTCCACCGCCGCGCCGCACAGCAGGCGCTGCACCGCCGTCGCCGGCGACCAGTAGTCGAACAGGCTCACGCTGGGCAGCTCCGTGGCGGGCGCGTATGTCACCGCCGCCGCCACCGCGCCCCCCGTCGCCGGCGGTATGGTGAATGGGGCGTTCAACTGCACCGTACTGGCATCCACGATCGCCGCCGCGAATCGGATTTCGCCCCCGCACGCCACCGCCTGCCCCGGCGCGAGGTTATGGGGCGCCTGAAAGGCCAGCCTGCCGGCGGAGGAGATCGAGGCGACTGTTCCGCCCGCGAATGCCATCGGAGCGGCGCCCAATGCAGCCTGAAAGAACGGCCCGTACGACGGCCCCGGCTGGCCGCTCGGCCATGTCGTCATATACGTCTTCAGGTCGAAATCCGTGCGCCGCCGGCCGCCCGGCGGCAATCCCGCGAAGGTGCGGCTGCCCGTCTTGTCCTGGCGCTTGACGCTCTCCAGTTGCTGTGTTATCCCCAGCTTCAGCGCCGGGATGCGGTTCGCCGCCGAGATGGCGCCCACCTGCCCGTAGGAACTCTCCAGCGCCGCGTAGAATCGGTTTGCGTTAGAGGAAATATAGGAGGACATGCTAGCTCCTGCTGACTTCAATGTCGAATGTGATTTTGGCCGGCTGGACGAAGTTCTTCCCGCCGTGCTTTGCCGCTCCGAACGACGCCTCGTAGGCCCCCGCGAAGAACATGCCGTCGCCCCAGTCGCCGCGCGACGCGTCGAGCATTTGCGCCGCCGCGTCGGCGTACAACTCCAGCCTGCCCTGCAGTCCCTCCAGGCGGTCCTGCGAATAGCGAATCTCGATCGCCATCTGCGCCGTCCCCGAGAACTTCCGGAATTTTTCCGTCAGCTTGTTGACCAGTTTTTCGCAATACACGTTGGCGGTCGGGTATTCGGTCCCGCTGCTGCGCTCCGCCAGGTCGGCGGCCGCGTTCTGCGCCCTCACCTGCGAAACCCGCCACGGCGTCGCCGCCGTCTGGCCTGGCGCCGCCAGCGCCGCGAGTTCCGCGCTGATCCCTTGTGGCGCCGTCATTCGGGCGATGACTTTGGATGTGATCGCGCTTCCGATGCGTCTGCTCATTAGCCCCTCTGCAAAATGCGTGGCGCGGGCCAAAGGTAGCCCGGCGCTTGCCCCGAGCCGGCCGTCCGCCCCGCTGTGGCAAGCGCCGGCGGCTGCGTCCAACTCTGCCCCGGCGCCAGGGGAGACCCGTTTTGCAGGGTCATGCCATCCGCCGAAACGCCTATGTACACGTTCCAGCCGGCGGCCCCCTGGGGCGCCGCCCCGGGATACGCGATCAGCGTACTGCCCGTGGTCGTCGTCACCGCCGGCGTCGCGCTCGCTCCCTCTTCGCCCGCGCCGTTGACCCACGCCATCGTCACATAGTAGGTTCCGGCCGCGAGAGATCCCTGCGCCGGCGCCACCGCCGGCGTCGCGGCGCGGGGCACGGGGTTCCATGCCATCCCGATTCCCAGCAGGATCAGCTTCTCCCGCGCCCACGCCGCCATTTCGCGAAACGCATCGCGCTTTCCCGCGTAGCGGTCGTTTAGTGCGTTGTTGTATGCATCCCGGTAGACCGCCTCCAGGGTGCGGAACGTGTGCCACATCTTCAAGGGGGGAGTGACCACGACGTGACGGATATTCGCATTCCCGTCATAGCCTAGCGAGAGCCAGCCGACCGGGTCCCACGGACCCGCCCGGTCCAAGAGCACATGCAGATCCATGCCCAGTTCTTCTTGCGCCAGCGCCAGTTTGACGCCCAGGTCGATTCCCTCCGTGCTGGCTACAGTCAGAAGCTGCGAGTCCTGCGCCGTCAGGTCTTCCGTCGTGGATACCGCGCCATCTAGGAACAGAGCCATGTTCGTCTAGTCCTTCGTATGCTTCCCGGGGTTCCTCAGCCGGTCCAGGTCGTCCGTTGTCAGCACCGTCAGTTGCACTCTGGCGGAGGCCGCCGCCTGATCCGCTGCGCGCTTCGCCTCGATCTGCCGTTCCCGGAACTGCTGCGCTTCCTCCGGGCTCGCGCGTCGAGCCGATCCTTCGACTATCATCTTCGCGGCCACTTGCCGTGTGACCTCGCTTGGCGCGCCCGCCCTTCCGCCGTCGCCCGTCGCCAGGCTGATGACGATCGGAAAGGGCTCTTCGATGGCCGCCGCCGCGTCGTGAATATTCTGATAAAACACTCTCATGTCCATGTTTTTCCTCCGTGGGGCAGGGTGAAATCCTGCGGCGGGTTGGCCACCCGCCCGGAGCCAACCGGCCTGCAAGCTTCCCACGCTGCCCCACAATCGAATCGTTCCCGGCGGTCCGGCTGCTACGTCTGCACCTGCACGCCCAGCACGTTCTGCAGGACGCCGCACCCGTACAGCGTGTCCACCGTGAACTGCTGCGCCAGCGTGTTCGGCTGGTAGCTCATGGTCACACGCATGCCGAAATTGCCCAGCTCGGCGTATTCCGCGATCGCGCCCGTCCCCGGCAGCGGCTGCGGCAGCCGGCGGACCACCAGCCCGATCGCGTTCTTCGTGAACGCCAGGTTGTGCGTCGTCACCGGATTGCCGCCCGTTTTCTGCACCCACTGAGAACGGAAAACGAAGAAGTCTTTCACCCTCCCCACCGTTCCGTCGATCAGCGCGCGCAATCCGGCGTCGCCCGCCGTCTGGAACTCGCTGAACCGCGGTATCTGCCGCCAGGCCGAATACGCCGCCGCATCCACCACGATGAACTTCTGGTCGGTGGACGGAACCTTCGCCAGAAACAGAGCCGTCTCCGCCGCGTCGATCGTGGCCTCCGTGATCGCCGAGCCCGCCGTTCCCACCGTCGGGTTCAGCGTGAATCCGGCGTAGAGCGACAGCAGATCGCTCTCGATCCTCTGTGCGATCGCCGCCACCGCCGGCTGCATGTAAACCTTCATCAGGTCCGGAACCGCCAGCACCTTGGTTACGTCCGGAATCTGGAAAGTCGCTTCCACGTGGGTGTTGAGTATGATCTGGGCGTTCCCCAGCGGCGGGTTCTGAGTCTGCACCAATCCGATCCCGTCGACGATGTTGTTCGCTACCATCACCGGCGGAATCGGTACGTTTATCGTGTCCCCGGCCTGCGCCAGTACCGGTTCGTAATCTCGATTGACCAGGTTCCCCATCACGAGGTTCCCCACCAGCACCGGCAAAGCTTCCGCCGCCACCAGCTTGACAATCGCAGTCGCGACGTTTGCTGAAGTAATAACTGCCATCTGTTCTCCTTACTGTTTGTTGCTTCCGGCCGGTCGGGGTCCGTGCGCCCGGCCCGCGCCTTCCATGGCGAGGTTCGTTTGCGCTCCCCGTTTTGGCCGGTTCCTTCTAACGCCCGCGCAGGCTCTGTGAAGCCACCCGCACGATTTCCTCTCGCACGCGCCGCATTTCCTCCGCGTCCATGCCAGGACGAATGCGTTCCAGGTCCACCGTCTCACGGCTGGCCCCTGGCCCCTTCGGCGTCGCCGAGAGCCCGCTCCCACCCGCGATCCGCGCCGGCAGGAATTCCGGATTTTCCGCCACGAACGCGCTCAGGTAGTCCTTCACGGACGATTCCCCTCCGTCCGTTTTCGCCACCAGCCGCCCGTCTTCGGTCCGCACCACCGCGTCCTGCACGGCTTTGAACGCCAGGTCGAGCTTCGCCACGCCCAGCCGCTGCAGCTCGGCGCGCACCGCCGAACCCCGCTCCGCTTCCTCCGCCACACGCCGGCTGCGCTTGTTCTCTTCCACCAGCTCGTTCACCCGGCGTTCCAACTGCTCCCGCCGTTTGCGCTCTTCCTGCAGCTCCGCCTTGTGGGCCGGTTCGCTCTTGGCTTGCTCCTGGCCTACGAACTCGTGGATCGCTTGCCGCACGATCGCTTGCACGTCGATTTCTTCCATGACCCTCCTCACTCCTATTCCCAACCCCGCATGTCGAACACTCCACCGGCCGGGGCGGCGCGGACGCCCCCCTCGCGCAACCCATAGGGGCCAGGCATGCCCGGCCCGCCCCGCCTACGCCCGGTCGATCTCCTCCGCCACCTGGTTCTTGATCTCCTGCCGCGCGTCGCACAGGTACTGGAAAGCCAGCCGCTTGAAGATCTGCTTCTTCAAAGTCTCCGACCCAATCCCCAAATCGAGCAGCTTCTTCGCATCGTCCAGTTCCGTGCCGTAGTCCTGAATGTCGAATTCGTCCAGACCCGAGACCTCGATCGAAATCTCGTCCCGCCGCGCTGCCGCGATGGCCCACAGCACCTGCTTCATGGCCTCTTTCACCATGTCGCCGTATGCCCGCAGAACCTCCTCCGTAATGCTGAAGTCTATCTGCTTGCTGAGCGCCGACTGCCGCTGCGCTCCCGCCGACGACCCGCCTGCCTGGGCCATCGCGTAGCACACCCGGTAGATCTCGTCCTTCAGCGCCACCAGGTTGTCGGCCGCGATCTGGTAGACCTTCCCCTCCGGCTCCGTCCATCCGAAGCGGTCTTGCGGCCCCAGTTGGATATAGTAGGATTCCCCCACTACCTGTTTGAACTCCCTCTCGGAGTACACTACCGGGCTGGCGAACAGCCCCATCGTCAGCGCCCACGCGAGCGCGTTCGATTTGTTGAAGTGTTCCAGTTGCAGCAGCGCCGCCTTGTTCATCAGCCACAACCCCTCGCTCGCTTCCATCCGGAAGAGCGGAACCCGCTGCTCGGCCGCCAGCCCGTGCCGTCCCTCATCCACAAGTTCGATCTCGCTCGAGCCGTTGCCCTTCCGGAAGCTCTGAAAGCGCTCGCGGTCGTAGTATGTCCACCGCGTCTCCCGTTCCCACTTCTCATCCGTGACTTTCGATTGCTGCAGGCAAGACGTCCGGATAACCGCCCACTCCAGCGAGCCACTCGCGTCGTAATTCCAGTTGATGACTTCCTCCGGCCCGTAATCCAC